TGGGTAGACATCATGGAAATAGATGTAATACATGCGATTAGAATATTAAGAAAATATGTAGGAATTGACAAAGATTATGATGAAAAAAGAACAGCTATGTATTATGATAATGATGGAATAAATATATGAAAAAGAAAATAAATTATAAATTTAGAGAAGATAAAATTATAGAACTTATAAAACAAAATATTGATAACACATATAATCAACATTATGCAAATGAAAAGTATCAAGCTACTGATATGATACTAGATTCAGGACATGGAGAAGGTTTTTGTATTGGAAATATAATGAAGTATGCTATGAGATATGGTAAAAAGAAAGGTCATAATGATTCAGACTTGTATAAACTTATACATTATGCTATAATAGCAATACATATAAATTACCAAGATTGGGATGGAGAAATAAAATAATGATTTATGATAAAGAAAAAGAATTTGAAAAGATAATGCAACAAGTAGAGCAAGATGATTCTAATGGTTTATTAGAACAAGAAATATTTATTTATGAAACTAGACTAGGCTTACATGCTGATGATGATAGAGATGAAATACTATTTCAAATTGCAGAACAAAGAGCAAGGGAGTTAAGACTATGATAGAAGTAAAAGCTGGAGATGTATTAATTATAAAAGATAAAACTTACTACGCTATATATAATTCTAATAACAAAATACAATCTAAAGGATATTGTATAGTCAATGAAGCAGAATATAAAATATGGAAACAATGGAATGACTACTATAATGCTTGTGATAGTGGTAAAATATAGGAGATAAAATGAATTTATATATTAAAGTTCAAGATGTAGCATTAAGAGACTTTGAATTTTTAAGGCTTATATCTGATTCAAGTTTAGATGTATTAGTAACAAAAGTTACAGATTATATTAAACATTCTGAAGGAGAGGATTGTAAAGAAGAGTTTATAAATCTTTGTATTACAGAACAAGTAGCTCACTTAGTTAGCAAAGGACTACTACTAGAATTACAATGAACAAAAAACAATTAAAACAATTAAGAAAAAAAATAAAACCTATACAAGTTGAATGGTTGAGGGAGTTGCTACCAGAGAATCAAGCTAATACTATTACTGTTGATAATGTTGAGGGATTATTACCTGACCAAACTCATATGTTTGGTGCAGGACAATTACATCTGTCTTATATGACAGACAAATGGATAATGAAAAGATTAAAAAAATATCCACATATAAATACTTACAAAGAATTAAAGGAGATAACAAACAATGAAAGAATATAAACTAACTGTAAGACAAGATAATAAAAAAGAAACATTAAAAAGTTACGCTGATTCTGTTGAGGAAGCAATAGATAATATGATTCTAATTGATAGTGTAAGTCATTTATATTTGATTGAAGAAGTAGAATCAAAAGAACAATGGGAATTTAATGAAGAGTTAAACGGATTGAGGGAATTAAGAAAATTAATACCTTCAGATGTAAGATTAGCTTTTGAAGTTAGGAGTTCAGAATGGCATTAAGAGTTAAAGTAATACAAAGTATAGACCCAGTTAAAAAATGCACATCACAAGGCACAGGTGGTCGTTCTAGGCGTATTAAAATATCAATGTCTCATATGAATAAAAATAAAAAGAAAAGTTACAAAGCGTATAGAGGTCAAGGAAGATGAATGGATTATGGTTAGTTATTTTATTTATGGTAGCATGTTGTTATGCTGTCGGTTTAATTATTTATGATAAGGAGAAATAATGTTACAAGGAGATTTATTATTAATAGAAGTATTTATACTAATTGTTATTAGTATTATACATGTTAGAAGGCATTGGTAAAATGAAAGCAACACTTACAGAAAAAGAATATAGAGAGTTTACAGAAAATGTAGACAAAATAAAAGTAAAAGCTAATATAAATATTGCATATGCTGTTGAATACAAAGGCGATAAATTTATAGTAAAGATATTAGATGATGTTAATCTTGAACATTTAGATAATATTTTACTTGACAATGAGGAGTGAGTATGATATGCTTACATATCTTGAGTAACCGAACAAGCCCTCTATCTCCATGTATTAGTAGGTTTGGTTCTGACCACGACTTTGAGAGTAGTCGGCTCAAAACTCTCCCAGTTTTAAAGTTTCTAATAACTATAATACCAAAGGAGGAAATATGATATTAGATGGCGTAGCGTATTGGGCAAGTATTAAAGAACCCAATACAACTTTTGAACCTGTATATACAGTTAACTTAGTTGTTGACCAATCGACAGCAGATGATTTTGCAAGTCGTGGACATACAGTAAAACAGATGGATGAAGGTCCTGCTTTGATTGTTAAGCGTAAGGTTAATGGTCCTAATGGAATGATTAGGAATGCACCTAGATTACTTGACCAAAATAAGCAAGACATTAATTTAGCTGTTGGCAATGGCTCTAAGGTTAGAGTTCAATGCAATGAATATGAATGGGAGTATGCTGGTAAGTCTGGTAAAAGTCTTGACCTACAAGCTGTCCAAGTCATAGAGTTAGTAGAGTATAGAGCATCAGATGGCTCTGAATTTTTTGATGATAATGAGGAATTTTAATTATGATTATTACTATTAAAAATGAAAGTGGCGAAACAGTTTATGATGTTTCTAAGATTGAAGATAATGATTCTAAAATGAATGCTAATGTTAGCATAAATAAAATGGGAACATTGAATACACTTACCGAAGCACTAAACTTTGCTACCCAAGGACATCAAAGTAATCTTGAAAAGTTATTGTCTGATTGTCCAGAAGCTGTGGTGGAAACACCAACAGAAGAAAAAGAAACTTCAACAGAAGATGATTCTTTAAACGAGGTATCGTAATACAACGAGGTTAGCATAAAAGAGGATAGCTATTAAAGTATAAATCCTGTTTGCTTGATAAAGTAAAGGTGTCCGACCCGTTCTTTATAGGCATATGAACAACGCCTCACTTTTTATAGGAGATAGAATGAATACAAAATTTATTAAACACAAACTACCATGTCCTAAGTGTGACAGTAGTGATGCTGTATCACTTAATGATAATGGTTCAGCTAAATGTTTTAGTTGCAATACATTTTTTCCAGATTATGAAAACATGAATGATAGCACAGTTATAGAGATGAAACAACCAGAAACATCTTTTTTAAATTCTTACACAGGTATCTATGCACCTTTAACTGATAGAAATATATCAGAAAAGACAGCTAGAAAGTTTGGTGTTAAGATTATGAAAGACCATAATGGAAACATCAAACAACATATCTATCCTTTTCATAATGGAAGTGAGATAGTTGCAACTAAGACTAGGTATGTTGATAACAAAAACTTTGCATGTAATGGAACATTCCAAGGCACAGGATTATTTGGAGAACAACTTTATCGTAATAAAGGTGGTAAGTATCTTACAATAACAGAGGGCGAATGTGATGCTATGGCAGTCTATGAACTTATGCAAGGTAAGTCTAGTGTTGTATCAATTAAAAGAGGTGCATCATCAGCAGTTAAAGATATAAGAGAAAGCATTGAGTTTGTAGAAAGCTTTGATAATGTAGTCTTATGTTTTGATAATGATAAAGCTGGTATTGAAGCTGCAAGACAAGTAGCTAGAATACTTAAACCAAGTAAAGCTAAGATAATACATTTACCAAATGGTTACAAAGATGCTAACGAAATGTTAGCTAAGAAAAAGTTTCAAGAGTTTTCTACTGCATGGTGGGAAGCTAAAACTTATACACCTTCTGGTATTATGGAGTTGTCTAGTAAAAAGAATGATTGGTTAAACAGAGAAGAGAAAGAAAGCATTGCATATCCTTGGGAAGGATTGAACAAGAAGTTATATGGTATGCGTAAGGGAGAACTTGTTACTCTTACAGGTGGCACAGGACTTGGTAAGTCTAGTGTGACTAGAGAACTTGAACATCATCTTATTAAAAATACCAAAGATAATGTAGGTATCATAGCACTAGAAGAAAACTGGTTACGAACTGCAGATGGTATTGTATCTATTGAAGCTAACGATAGAATATATTTATCAGAGAAACGAGCTAAGTATACAGAAGAAGAACTGCATACATTATTTGATAGTGCTATACAAGAAGGTAGAGTTTATATTCATGCTCATTTAGGAGCTACTGATATTGATGAAATATTTTCTAAACTTAGATATATTATTGTTGGTTGTGAATGTGATTGGGTGGTGGTTGACCACTTACATATGCTT